AGTGAATACGGGTAACATCATCTAAAAGACCATCACTTTCCAGATCGAATACCAGCATTGTTCCAAACGTACGTTTTGTCTACAAACTGAGCACGCTTTACCATCTCAGGCGTGGGAGGATTTGGTTTAGTAAGCATTGCTTGCTGATGCGGAGATTCAAAAATCTTCGGTTGCGTCGAACTCTTTTGTTTCATTGAATTTGCAAGTTTCTAAGTCGTACTTCAACTGACATGCGATGCCAACTTCGCCTGAATAGCGATTTTTAAGCACTCGCACTGTCGTAGCATCTCGTTCAGATCCACTCTGTTGATTCCTTTCGAGTGCAATAACTGCGTCTGACAGCTGTCCAATACTTCTGCTACCTCTGAGGCTGCGAAGTTGTACACGGCCGCCTTCTTCATGTGACTGTCCATTCTGTGGTGTCGTTGTATGGCAAACAAGAAACAATGAAATGCCAGTACGCTCCACAAGTGAACGAAGTCGAGTCATGGTTGTGTCGATCATTCGACGCTCGTCTCCTTCAAGACCACTCAACAAAATTGATAAGTGATCAAGGAAGACAACCTTGGTTTCAAGACCGCTGGCTAAGTATTCAATTCGTTCGTAGATGGTGTCAGGGTCATACGACCCGAACCCATCAAACAGGTGTAGGTTCCAATCTTTAATTGTTTTGTCAAATGCTTCAACTAGCTCAGATCGGTCCGGGGTTCCGAGATGTAAGCTTTTTCCGACTGCTGCGGACATAAGTCCGAGAGCCGTGCGACGGTTTGACTCTTCAAGTGCCAGGTAACCGATCCGTTCTCCGCTGTTGAGCAGGTGAGTACATAACTCGCGACAGAAGGACGATTTTCCAATGCCTGATCCTGCAGTAATCGTGACAAGCTCTCCGTACCGGATCCCGTGAAGTTTTGATTGAAGTCCTTGAAATGGGTAATCATGATCTGCTGATGGCAGTGGGGTGGTAACGACCTCAAGCAATGTCTTTGCATCGACAATGCCGTCAGGTTTGTATTGTTTGTGGTTGTAGTTACAAACTTCTCTGATTAACTCGTACTCTCTGGCCTGTAAGGCCTCTGAGGCATCCTTGTAATCGTCTAGAACACCGATGAAAGTCTTGCTAGGTGGCAACACACTGGCAGCCTCAATAGCAGCCTTCTGGCCTGCTTCATCGTTGTCAAAGAACAGGACAATCTTGTCGTAATGATTGATCCATTCGTAGTTGTTTTGGATCGCCTTCTTTGCAGAAGCAGCTCCGTTTGGAATGCTTACTACAGGCCAGTTGGGATTTGCTTCCCAGACTGACATGGCGTCCATCTCACCTTCAGTAATGATGAGCTTTTGATCCTTTGCAGTCTTGTGTTTGAAGAGCTGCATTCCGAAAAGGGTCTTGACCTCCCCTTCACATCGGAATTGCTTGTCCTTTGTCCTTACTTTTGCTCCGACAAGCGTTCCAGAGCTGTCGTAATAATAGTGGCGTAGGACCTCTCCATCTCTGTAGGTTTTGAAGTGCTCTGCAGTTCGTTCTGAGATGTTTCTGGACTGCAGCCGTCCGGCTGATCCTTGTAGTCGTACATCGTGCACGTGATGAGTGTGGTGGTTTACTTGTTCGCCATCGCCGTTAGTAACTGCGTGGCATCTAAAACAAAAAGTGTGGCCGTCTGAATACAAGCTATTTGCATCAGACGAACCACAATTAGGACACGGTATGTGTCGTACAAATTCGCTGTCGCTCATGTGAGCCAGTCAACAGGTATGGTCGCAAACGAACACCACTTGATGCCAAGTTTTTCGCACCATGCAGCGTACGTTGTCTTACTTTTTTTAGATATTGTGTTGTAGGGTGCCTGAAAGACCATACGTAGGTCAATGTCAGGATTCTGTTTGATGACCTCTTTGATCTTCTTACGATCCTTACTGTCCCAATAACCTTTGCACTCAAGCCAGACACCATTCGGAAGAATGAAGTCAGGCGTGTAGTTGTGCTGGATTACATAGGGAACCTTCGTACTTTCATATTCGTATTTGACACCCAGATCAACGAGAAGGTCAGCGACCCTCTCTTCGAGACCTGAGCGGAATGCCATTAGAAGTCGTCGTCAGTATCAGGAGCAGAAGTGATATTGGGTTCTGATGCTTTGAATCCCTTGGTCGTGCCGAACAATGCAGCAACGTCCACTTCGTCCATGTCCCCGGTATCAACACCAGCAGAAGACGAAAGGGAGACAACCTGTACAGCCTTGAGCTTGAGGCTTGTGCCGTAGGTGGTCTGGTCCTTCAGGATGTAAGGCTTCTGGAAGAATGCAAGTTTGACCTTGCTACCGCTATACAGCGGAGTCTCTTCATCAGTAATTACTGTGCCTTCAGTGTCCACAATGGGAGGTTTCGTGTCCTCATTCCATGAGAACTTGATTTGATACATGCCTTCCGACACTTCTTCCCAAGGTTCAGGCTTACACACAGCACGCTTAGGATTCTTCAGTTTAGATTGACACCACTTGAGGCTATCAACGCGGTCTTCTTCTAGTTTGTCAGCAATGTCTTGTGGGACTACAGCCATCAGCTTGTAGCCAAATTTGCCGGGTTTCAGTACGGCCTGGTATCCCTCAAGGACAACAGGCTGTTCGGTAACAATAGTGTTTCGTGCCATTAGCAAAAGAAATAGGTGGATTCAATAACCGACGATGGTTCCAAAGTATTAATCATCGGAGGATCAGTCTCTGCTCCAATGTGATGAGCAAAGGTAGTTAAGTAGTCATGCTCCGCAAATAGGTGCATGTATGTCTCACGAACAATGGCTGATAAAACAGACATGTCAGTAGCACGACATAAAACCGAGTCGTGTATGAGGGAAATCGGTGCGTCGAAGCGCAGCGCAGATAGGTGGAGTAAAGATGCATCAAGACTGTGGATCAGATTTGGAGCTGTTGCGTTCTTGTGGTGTGACTTATCAACCTTGTCGCCATCTTCAGTAGCAACTTTGATATGACACCGACCTAAGAGTTGCAGTTCAATCTCTTGAATCTTCTTCTTCATCAGCTTCTGTGTCACTACAAATCCTGAAGGTGTGACCCATTCAAGTTCCGTTGCACCACGATCAATAGCTGCTGATACCTCAGACTCAATCCACTTCATGACACGCATAGGACCAGGAACTACGACGTTCATGGCATTGCGTACAGCTTTGACAGTTGCAGTCAGGTCTTCCTTCTCAACCTCAACGCCTTTCTCCAACAATGCTTGACGGATATAACCACGATTGCTGAAAGGCTTTGCGTTGTAGGGGACAGTCATGACCGTTCTTTTGGTCGTCTTCCTGTCCATGTGTGGCTTGATACACTCAGGTACATGTGGTTTAGCTTCTTCAGCAATAACCTTGTATGCATCCTGAGGTTTATCACTTGGCAATACATTCACCAATTTTGCTGTAGATGCGTCTCTAGCGAGTCCAGCGAGAATTTGCAATCCACTGCAGGTAGCATCAACAGCGACAGGCAAATTAGTGTGAGTACGATCACATTCCAGCACGCAATGATAGTATTCATCACATGCTGCTAGGAAAGTCCAGGGCTCTTCAGCCACTTCCCATTCAGATATTGTTCCAAGGGGATCCTTCGCAATCCTAGTAATTAGATCTTTGTTCTCAATTACCCAAGATAAACGGTTAGCCATTGTCTCTTTATCCAGCCCATAGGCTGTTGAGCACTGGAAGGCCAACCATCCTTCAGCTTCAGGCGTCATAAAAGACTGCTCATGAAACTTCAGAAGTGACTTGCCAAAGTCAGTATCCTGTGGTGTGAGAAATGCAGGGATAGGGTAAGCCCTACCTCTGTAATCAAAACTCCAAGGAATAAAGAATTTCTCTTTATCCTTGAAGACTTTCACCGCATTCATTGTCATCCTTGTACGACATGACTTCTGAAATGCTTGTGCGTTGATGTTGTGAACCTCTGCCGCCTTGCGGTTGTAGTCATGCCTTGACTCTTTGTTGTCGGCAATGTCTGCAGGCTTTGGTGGCAGTGGCATTTCAACAATAGGGATGAACTTACCTACTTGTATTCCACGCTCAAGTAACGTCTCAGCGACATCAACTATGAACGGGTTTAACGTGTAGCCAACCTTCTGAATCTTATTCAGAAAGTTGATTGGTGTTTCTCCCTGTATACGGCGGGGCTTGCCTCGTCGAACCATGTCATACCCACGCATGACTTCGTTTAGTAGGTATCCGCCCTGTCTTTCGTTGGTCCAGTCGTTTGGTTCGATCAGCATCGGCCAAGCTAATGGGCTGAACAGCTCAGCTGTAGCCATCACTTCATCCTTAATGGATAGAAAGTGTGTACTGGGGATGATGTACGTGGTCGTTCTCCGCCCTTCACGCCGCAGCTCCCTTGTAAACCAGCCACTTGCTTCGATGATGCAGTCAAGCAACCAACCTCCAAGCTTGATGCGGTTAGCTCGCCCCCAAGACGTCCAGTGCGGCACGTCATACCGATTCATCAACGTCGTGATGACCTTGACCTTCTGATGTGTACCGATGGATCTATGGAAATAGTTCTCTTTCAGTGTGTGTAGAAGACCAGGTACTTTGCGCTCGTAGTGGCGCATCATGCATTCGTTTTCGACTGCCTGGCCTATTGAATCGGTAACGTTTTGAACTTGATTTGATTTTGATTTAGAGCTGAACACCTTGTCAAAGGTGACCTTGCAAGCAATGGCCGCAGCAGCTTCAGGTTCAATATCAGCCAAATACTGCTTGATTTCTTTGAAAGCTCTGCCTACATGACGTGTATGGATGTAATCATTAGTTTCCTGAATACGGCTAACGACTAATGGAATTAGGTCCTGAATAGAAGCCACGCCGTAAACACTTGCTGACGCATACTCTTTGTCTTCTAGTTTTTTGTTGTTGTCCCGCAGTTGTTTGAGTCCTTGGCGTATTTGTTCACGCTCAAGCTCAACCTGCTCGTGAATTTCTGCTTTTGTTGCCAATAAGAATGTCCGTTAGACCCGGTGTTTACACTTATACCGGTGTGGATTGATGAGTGTGAAAGAAAGGTCGGGCAATGGAACCCGACCTGTTCACATGCGTATTTCAGTCAAGGTAGAACCTGAAACTAGCGCGTCTACCAATTCCGCCACATCCGCGTGTGGATTCCAGCGATGAGTCCCGCTGAGAATGCCGGCGATTCCGGCCAGAACAAGGTAGCAGAGCACCCATTAGTCACGCCTAGATCGCAGCCATTGCCGCTTCCGCGGCCTTGTCTGTGTGCTTGGCGTAGTGCAGGGTGGTCTCTATGCGTTTATGACCCATCAGTCCCATCAGGGTCCGCATAGGGGTGCCGGCAATGGCGTGCCATGTACCGAAACTGTGACGAAGGTCGTGGAAGGTGTACTCAGGAGCTTGTGCAAAGTCCCTGACCTTCTTGAAGGCCAGCAGTAGCTGATCCTTTGTTCCGACATCGTCAAATACCTTCACGTTGGGTGAGGCTTGATCAAGGCGGTCCTGCAGCACGTTCATGATCCGTGGATGGATCGGCACCGTCCTGTAGTTCTTGGCCTTGGTCTTGAGGTGAGGAACACCACCGACATGGATACGCTTCTGAGCGAAGTCGATGTCTTTGGCCTTGAGCTTCAGCAGCTCCGCCTGACGCATACCTGTGTAGGCAGCCGTCAGGATGATGTCTGAGATCTCCTTACGGTAGTAAGGGTCAATCGCTGCATGACACATGTCATCGACCTGGTCCTGTGTGAACCAGAACATGCGGCGCTCACCTTCGTCCTCTTTGTCGAAGACTGGTGAAGGCTTGCACAACTCACGCTTTGCACAGTGGTTGATAACCGTGGCAACAGCAGTGACGCATCGGTTGCAGGTTGAATCCTGCAAGTCACGCTCTTCCTTGAGATAAGCCCTGAACAGGTCCATCTGTACTTGGTTGATGCGTTCAACAGGGAACGATCGACCAGCAAAAGCAGTGAAATGACCGGTGTTGATCTTGTTGGTTTTGAGTGCAGCCTTGCCTGCCCACTTAGTTTTGAGTGTCAGGTCTAAAGCTTCACCCCAGGTGAATTTCTTAGCCATAGATGAGTGACTTCATTGTTTTAGCCAGGGTTTTACCCTTGTCTGTTAGGCGAAGTCTTTGACGCCTACCGTCCTTCTCCTTTTTGATTAGCCCCAGGCCTTTTTTCTGCAGACCGATACGTCCATCAGACAACCAATCGCTGTTGCGACTGCCTGATGCAGTGGTCAACTCCAATGCTTCTTCCATCGCTTGTTTGTGACAGCCGTCGTGTGAGGCGATGTATAGAAAGCAGCTGACAAGTTGACCGGGGATCTCACGCTCAAGTACACGCAGCAGGTCAAAGGCCTGATGGACCTTGTCCAGCCTTGCGTCCGTGATCTGATCGGCGAGTGGATCCACGATCCTGGGGCGTGGTACTCCCGCATTCTACACGAAGTCTACCCAAGTGGATCTGTAGATCAAAGAAGGATTCCTTATCAATCGTGACGTAGAAGTCTGACAGCAACATGGTTGAAGCGGTGATGCTTTTGAATGTAGAACATGCATACTACACGGCTCACAAGTCCATGTCTGTATCGTCCTGAACTTGCTCACGCAAAAGTTGAATAAGTTCATCTTTATGTTCATGCATCTCAATCTCATGCATCAACGTATCAAGCCTAAAATTCCAGGTCGCTTGGTTCATAATCTTTGTGTGGGTGAACGTAATGAATTGCTTCAGGGGTGCAAACAACAAACTCGTGTGTCTGCTTGGTCATGTAATCGATGACCTTGTTTTCAGCAGCATGTTCCCTGCGGTACACGTGCTCTTTGACCTTGCCGGTCTTGAGATGTGTTGCGCGGATAATGCAGCACACATCACTGGGTAGCTCCCACCCTGCAACTTTCCAATCCATCACCTCAATAAACATGTGAGGTGTGAACATCTCAGGTGGTGCGTCCTTGAAT